ACCCATGTACGGCCGCCCTTCCAGTAGCTTGTTCCTGTGGCGTTATTGCCTGTTGCTTTGTCTCTAACACTTCCAGCTGCGCCCTTTACCTTGTCAACAACGGAGCCTACACCCTCTTTAAAGGCGTCAATCTTCCCTGTTATCCACTCAAAAGGTGCCACAAGCGCCTGTTTGATACCTTCGCCTATCTCCTTAAACTTCGATACGGCCGTCTCCTTAAAGTCTGTAATCTTTGCCTTTACCTTGCCTCCAAACTCTACTATCTTGTTGAATATTGCTATAAAAAAGTCCGCTATCTGCTTTCTGAACTTGATAATGAGTGCTATTGCGGCTACGACTGCTGCCGCTATGGCCACCACAGCTATAGCAGGGAGTCCGGTTATCACGCTAACAACCATAATGATTATCTTAAGCACGGATATAACCTTACCTATAAGTCCGATGATCATCATTATCTTCGGAATGATAACGCCTACCACGGATATTATCGTGCCTATAACGGATATGATCTTTCCTGCTATCATGAGTGCAGGGCCTAATATCGCCAAGATACCTGCCACCTTTAAGATGGTCTGCTTCTGTTGCTCTGATAGTCCGTCCCAGGCTCCCTTGACCTTGTCCAATACTTCGGACACCTTCTCCATCGCCGTAGCAATAACAGGCATTACAGTATTTCCGATGTCCGCTCCTATCAGTTTTACCTTGTTGAGGTTTTGCTGGAAGTCGTCTGTGGGATCTTTTGCCTCATTAAAGGTCTTTTCTACGTTTCCTGAGAAGTCGCTTAAAGAAGTGTTAAGCTCATCGAGTGAGAGCCTACCTTCCCTTACCGCGTCCGCTATTGCCGCACCTGATCTGTTTCCAAACATTTCCATAGCTGCGGCGTATGCTTCTGTGTCGCTCGGAGCGTTTTTTATCTTGTCCTGTAGCTCCGTCATGGCGTCGCCCATGCTCTGGCCGTTCTTCGTAGCTTCTACAAGTCCCTTTTTGAGGGCTGTCATAGCCGCGCCTGTATCTACGCCGTTTTTATCCAGGTTGGCTAAGAATAAAGCCGAATCTGAAGCGTTATAGCCCATCTCTTTCATAGCTACGGCGTTCTTCTTCATGTCCTCAGTTAAAGTATTGACGTCTACGCCAGTTTGCTGTGCAGCCGCATTTACTGTATCGAGGAAGTCTCCGGCATCTTCCGTGGATACTCCGAAAGCCTCCATAGCCGACTGCATGGAGTCTATTGTTGTGGTTAGATCTGTACCGTTAAGTGATGAGAATTCTATAAACTTTTTTGTGAGATCTTCCAGTTCGTCACCTGTTATACCGAATCTGGTATTAACCTCGCCTACCGCCTCTCCGGCCTCTGCAAAAGATGTAGGTATGCTTGTGGCGATGTTCTCGACTGACTTTTGAAGTCCTTTTAACTCTTCGCCTGTGGCACCTGTCTTTTTAATGACAGTATCCATGCCCTCATCTACTTCTTTCCATGCTGCCATGCTTGCCGCCGCAACTCCGGCTATCGGGCCTGTTATACCCACGGTCATAGCCTTGCCTACGTTGCTGACCTTTTCGCCTGCTGCCTGGAATTTCTTACCGATGAGCATAGCTTTGCTCTGTACGTCTTTTGATGTTGCGGCGCTCACCTTTTGTATCTTTTTGAGCTTGCCGGACATCTGATCGTTCAGTTTTAGGATGGTTGTTACGGTTCTACCTGCCATATCATACCTGCCTTTGCAAATTATTGAGCTTGGGATCTTTCTCTAAAGACTCCCATATCTTTATCCAGTCGCTATACGCTTCTCTTAAAAGCAATCTCTCGGCGTATGTTGAGTCCAATAAGTCCTGTAGCGGATAGCCTCTTGTCACATACCACTTAAACATGACAAGGTCGGCATCCGCGTTTATAAGTTTTTTATCTTTTCCGCCGCATTTCCGTAGATTGAGTTCATTTCACAGACTTTATCGCCTATATCTATGATCTCCCCTGAGTCCATGATTTCAAAGACCACATCTACAGGGTCTCCTACATCAAAAGCCTCATATAGTTCTTTGTCGTGGAGTTGATCGCAACATGCGTATATGACTTTGGCCATTTCGTCCACTATGGCCTCTATATCCGTCTCTCCCAGCTTGTTTGTCGCATTGATAAACTCAAACATGGTACTGTCTGACGGTCTTTTGAATAACAAGGTACCACCTAAAGAGGGTATCTCGATTTCTTTCGTAGCTAATAACTCCTGATCTTTCCGCTCTTTAGCGGCGATCAGCTGCTCCAGCGTCAAGCGCTGGAGCTTTTTCTCGTTTTTCGCCGTTCCCATAATTGTCCTCCTTTATGAGAAAATCACGCAAAGCTCGTGATCTTGAATTTTGAAGCATTGAAGGGGATCTCCTCTTCAACAACTGTCTTTGCCTCGGCATTTAACAGCTTGATCTCTGTGATCTTGGCGTTCTGAATGGTCACTGACTCATTCTTGCCGTCTACTGTCATATTTACGCCGGTAATGACAAACTCGGGCATATTGCCCTTTGTGATAGCCTCATGTACCTTTGCAAGTACGCGAGAGTCTGTCTTTTTCCTTGTGATGGTGCCCTCGATGCTGTAGCCGGTGTACTCATAGTCCGTGCCATAGTTACCGCAAGTCTCAATCTCCTCATAATCCAGGCTGATAGTTGCATCTGCCTGAGTGAGGGTTGAAAGAAGCTCTCCATCAAAATAGATCTTCTGATCATTTCCCTTTAACATTGGCTCTTCCTCCTTAGTTCAGGTTGACTGTCATCTTCAGATTCTGGATAGACTGAAGGATCTGTACATCTGCGGATACAAATACCTGGCGCTTGAACGGTGTAGCCTTTACGGTGTCATCGTCCCAGTCGGCAGCTTCGGGCTTTACTGCGGCCCACGCTGATCTCTGTGCGTTCACGTCGATATCGACTGCGTTGGAGTATGATCCATTGAGCACTTCCGCCTCTTCGAGTCTGTCGAAGTAGTCGCCCACAGCTCCCAAAAACTGCATCTGATTGTCTACGGAGTTCTTCTTTACTCCGCTATACTCGTCGCGGAATACAGCTGAGATATCTGCACGGATCATGTCGGCAGCTTCGGCTACCTCGATGTATCTCATATCCTCAATCTGATCTCCGTTTTCTGCGCTCTCGTCGAATGTAACAAGGGTATTGACTGCGGTACCCAGGCGAACTACCCTGTCGCTACCCTTCCAGTCGTTGAAGAGGATGAGGTTTCCCGCATTTACTACCGCGTCGGGATCTGCCAGGTCTGTCACTCCTGCAAGCGCCTTAATGACCGTGTTAGATGCTCCCTGTACGTTTGCTTTGGCAAGGATTGCGCAGATAAGAGGCAAAAGCTCCTCTGTGGTGTATGTGTCCACCGTAGACCTGTCAAGGGTGCCCTGGTAAGCTCTGCCATAGTCCCATGCTGAGTCGAATGTTATAGGCTGGCTGTATACGTTCTCTACGTACTTGCTGTCCTGATTGCTTGTACCGAATACAAGCACGTGATAGCTCTTCTTGGCCTTAGCCCATGATGCAAGCGCGGTATAGTCTGCCGCCGTCTTGCCGACGATGGTAACTCTGCCACTGGGATAATTTGCCACGATAGCCTCTGTTGCCGCCGTAACGGCTGCGTTTGTGTCAATCGTAACTACTACAGTCTTTGCCGGATTGATCATGAGCATATCGGCTATCCTTGCAGCGTTCTCATCGCTCCACTCGGACAGATCTGAGTCCACTGAAAGCTCCTTGACGGATGTTTCTACGGGTACGTAGTCGCCTCCGCTCTCCTCTCCCTCTTCTCTCACGATCAGGATGGCAATACCTCTCTCTGATCTTTCGATAAAGGTGGAGGCTAAAGCCTTAAATGCTATGACGATCTTTGCTAATGTTGCCGCCATTTCACTACCTCCTTATGCAGTGTGTATTGATAGTTCTGTATCTACCTCTTCCATGACTTCTGCATCTGTCTCACGTCCGTCAAAGTCAACCTCCTCATAATCGACAAGGTTAAATGTCACTGTGAGCGCTCCGCCTGAGTCTCCGTATCTGCCGGTATCACAGGTTATGTCCGTCACTTCGAGGCCGCTAACTCCTTTTAGGAGTCGTGCTTCTATGTATTCCTGGAAGTTGTTAAGCTCAACCTTCCATTTTTTGGGGCTGTTTGCATAATAAAACAGTTCCTCGGATACTGTCGTAACCTTTAGACCTATCTCACGGCTATAGCTTGCGTCATACTGAGTCTCGCACTGTCCACGGTGGATATCCTGTGTCTCTCTGTCTACAGGTGTGATCTCCACGTCCTTGAACTCTGTATCTGCGAGTGCTTCTTTATATGCTGCGACTGCTGCCGCATGGATCTCTGAAACTGTCATATTACTTGCCCTTTAACCCATTTTCCATCATCTTTCCGACAAAGTCTTTCGTCTCGTTAAAGAAAGTATTCTGGAAGTGTTCGTTTGCTTTTTCGTAGATGTGATATGCCGTAGCTCTATCTCCAGTATCTCTACCGGTCTTTGTCACAATTCTGTGGCCATACTCAATGAGGTGTGAATGAGGTGCTATCTTGTGATCTGCCCTCACCTTTACGGCGTATCCTCCACGCGCATTTTGCCAGCTCTTTGTTGACTTCATACCCTTCATGTAGTTTCCTGTCTTTTTGTGGATCTTCGTCCTTGACTCTTTCTTTGTTTTTGTCTTAAGGTGGTTACCCTCGCGCCTCATGAACTTTTTACACTCATTCGGCATTTCCTTTTCGACAAAATTTAAAACGTCAAGGTCGAACTCTTCCCACTCGGACACGTCACAATATAAATCATTCATATCGCCATCTCCATGACAGTATGTATCTCTACAAAGCGCTCAGTGTTATATAC